AGAACAAAGTGAAGTAGAATCACCAGAAGCATCCGGACAAGATCTTCGTTCAGTTGGCATGATGCCCGGTGATATTGATGCTGATTTAGAAACCGCAGATAATCTTGATCTTGATTTAGAAGGTGATGCCGAAGATTTGGATTTAGGTGGTGAAGAGGATATTGATGCTGGTGCTGAAGCAGACGAAACATAGGTTCAAATACATTTAATTTATCACTACTTTAGATAATCATTTGCGAGAATAAATATTATTATGAATTTAAATGAGATGTTTGACCCAGCACCAGAGCATTATCAAGATGTTGAAAATGATAATAGTGTTCCAGATATTGGTGACTTGAGAAAAAGCAGATTAACCCTGCTTCAAATAAACAAACTTCGACGTATGCAAGATCTTCGTGCATATGAACAAGAACAGAAATTAAAAAATATAAAAAAGCAATATTCACAAACTGGAGGTTCAGATTCAGTTGAATTATAACTGCTTAATTTCATAAAAAAACAACAACATTCCGCAAAAATATCAATTTTTTGTAAAAAAACACCCTAAACACCCGTTTTATGTAACATTTTTGTAAATAATATCAAGACGAGCCATATCTGGAGGATCTAATGGAAAAGTTTGAACGTCTGATCGAATATGTGATCAATGATGAAGAGGCAAAAGCACGCGAACTCTTTCACGAAATTGTAGTTGAAAAGAGTCGTGATATTTACGAAAACCTCATGTCCGAAGAGGACGAAGAAATCGGTGGTGACGCCGCTGATGATTTTATTCAAGACATCGAAAGTGATGAAGAAGGCATGTCAATGGACAGCGGCGATGACGCCGATGATACTATGGACATAGACATGGATTCCGATGAAGAAGACAAAAGCGACAATGACGAAGACATGGAAGATGAAGTTGAAGAACTAGAAGATCGCGTTGTTGACGTAGAGGACAAACTCGACGAACTCATGGCTGAGTTTGAAACTCTTATGACATCTGAAGAAGGTGAAGAATCTGTTCAAGATATGGACATGGATGACATCGAAGCCGCTACGGATGACGAAGAAAAAGAAGATGAAGAGGTTCTTGAGTTAGACGAAGCACTTGAACTTCAGGCTGCACCAAAAGCAAAAGATTCAGAAGAAAGTTTTGTACACAGCAAAAGCACTGTGGCTGCAAATTCTGGCTCTAAAGGTAGTGAAGCCGATCCTTTTAAATTAGGTGATAGCGACGAAAAAGGTCGCAGTGCACCAGACGCACAAGACATGGGTCATACCACGCACATTGATAAACTTGAAAAAGCTCCAAGTGCAACTGACTCAGAGCAAAGTGAAGTCAACACAAAAAGCACACTTAACTAAGGATTTATAAATGAGTCATTATTTAAAAGAACATCTTACATTTGATGCAGCACAGATTGTGCTCGAAGATGAAGATAATGGCAAAAATCTTTATATGAATGGCATTTGCATCCAAGGTGGTGTTAAGAATGCCAACGAGCGTGTATATCCAGTCACTGAAATACAGTCTGCTGTGGAAACTCTTAATGAAGAAATTTCTAACGGCAACTCTGTGTTAGGTGAAGTTGACCATCCCGATGATTTAAAAATCAATCTTGATCGTGTTTCTCATATGATTACCAAGATGTGGATGGACGGACCAAACGGTTATGGTAAACTAAAAATTTTACCAACACCAATGGGTGAACTGGTTAAAACAATGCTCCAATCTGGTGTTAAATTAGGTGTATCAAGCCGTGGAAGCGGTAATGTTGACAACGCAACAGGACATGTCAGTGACTTTGAAATAGTTACTGTCGATGTAGTAGCCCAACCCAGTGCTCCAAACGCATATCCAACAGCAATTTATGAAGGGCTTCTTAATATGAAGCACGGACATAAACTTTTGGAAATGAGTAAGGAAGCTGGGATGGACAACAAAGTTCAAAAATACCTTAAAAGCGAAGTACTTCGTTTAATTAAGGATTTGAAAATTTAGGGAGAAACGCATGTTAGATGCTATCAAACCATTACTAGACAGCGACCTAATCAACGAAGATACTCGACAAGAGATCTCCGAGGCTTGGGAAGCAAAGCTCAACGAAGCTCGTAATGAAATTCGCACTGAAATCCGTGAGGAATTCGCCGAAAAGTACGAGCACGATAAGCAAACAATGGTGGAAGCATTAGATCGCATGGTTACAGACGGTATCACAAAAGAAGTTGAAGCAGTCAAGGAAGAAAAGAAAGCTTTAGCTGAAGATCGTGTTCGTTTCAACAGCAAGTTAAAAGAAAACGCCACTAAGTTTAATGACTTTATGGTATCTAAACTTTCTGAAGAAATTAAAGAACTACGCGAAGACCGTACTTCACAGAGTAAAGCAATCTCCAAGATGGAAGATTTCGTTACTCGTGCTCTGGCTGAAGAAATTGCCGAGTTCCAGAAAGACAAGCAAGCAGTTGTGGAAACACGTGTTCGCTTGGTATCTGAGGCTCGGGATAAACTTGAATCACTCAAAACAAAATTTGTTAAAGAGAGTTCAGGTAAAATGAGTCAGGCTGTAGCCAAGCATCTTAAAGCTGAACTTGGCCAACTTAAAGAAGATATTAAAGCTGCTCGTGAGAACAACTTTGGTCGTCGTATTTTTGAAGCATTTGCATCAGAATTTGGTACTACACATCTCAATGAAAACGCTGAGATGCGTGAACTAAAGAAGATAATTGCTGATAAAGATCAAAAGTTGGCTGAAGCCATTGAAACTTTAGAAAAAACAACTCAATTAGTTGAGTCAAAAGAACGCAAAATTCAAATGATCGAAGAGGGTAACAAACGTAATGCTGTTATGGAAGAGTTGCTCGCTCCTCTAAACGAAGAGAAGCAAGAAGTCATGAAGAATTTGCTAGAAAATGTCCAGACCTCACGGTTACGCAAGACATTTGACAAATATCTTCCAGCCGTATTGGCAGAAAGTGGTAGCAAGAAGAATAAAAAACAGACTGTTACCGAATCTGTTCGTGAGGTTACTGGAGATAAAACTGCCCAGACACATCAGGACACTGAATCACAATCAAACGTGATTGACCTGAAGCGTTTAGCAGGGCTTTAATACTTTAAATAGGAAAAAAAGGAGACATACAAATGTCACAAGAACTACTCGAAGGCCGTTGGAACGAGACTAAAGACGCCCTGTTAGAAGGTCTACAGGGATCACGTCGATCCAACATGAAGGTTATCCTTGAGAATACGCGTCAGCACCTCAAGGAATCAGCTGCAGGTACAACAATGGCAGGTAACGTAGCTACACTAAACCGTGTAATCCTACCAGTTATCCGTCGTGTTATGCCAACAGTTATTGCTAACGAACTTGTCGGCGTTCAGCCAATGACAGGTCCTGTTGGACAAATTCACACACTACGTGTTCGCTATGGTGATAGTGTTACTGATAACTCAGCAGCAAGCACAAGCACAACTGCTGGTGAAGAAGCACTAAGCCCATTCAAAATCGCACAGGCTTACTCTGCAAGCGTAGGCAACACTGCTAGCGATTATCGTGGTTCACCAACAGCCGGTCTAGAAGGTGCAGGCGGTCGTAACATTTCCGTACAAATCCTCAAGCAGGCTGTTGAAGCCAAGACACGTAAACTACAAGCACGCTGGACATTTGAAGCTGCTCAAGACGCACAAGCCATGCATGGTATTGACGTTGAAGCAGAAGTAATGGCTGCTCTTGCACAGGAAATTACTGCTGAAATCGATCAGGAAATCCTTCTTAGCCTACGTAGTCTAGCTGCTGTTGAAGAAACTTTTGACCAGTCAACTGTTTCTGGCACAGGCACATTCGTCGGTGATGAACACGCTGCTCTTGCAGTTCTCGTTAATCGCGTTGCCAACAAGATTGCACAGCGTACTCGCCGTGGTGCTGGTAACTATGCCGTTGTTAGTCCTCAGGCTCTTACAGTCCTCCAGAGTGCTACAACATCAGCATTTGCCCGCAGCACAGAAGGCACATTTGAAGCACCAACAAACACCAAGTTTGTCGGTACACTAAACGGTGCTATGCGTGTATTCGTTGATTCTTATGCTAATGATAACACACCTGTTCTCGTTGGTTATAAAGGTTCAAGTGAGGCTGACGCCCCTGCATTCTACTGCCCATACATTCCATTAATGAGCAGTGGTGTTGTATTGGATCCGTCCAC